TACAGCACTATAACTAAGGTTATTGCCGAACTACCAGATCCTTCATATCAAAACTTGGAAATTGAAGGTGTTTCTAGAATTGGTCTTGGTGAGACTACAACTACTGGTGTCGGTCTTAAATTGAGTCTTGAAGTTGATTCAAATCCATATGATGCTGGTGGTAGAATGTATGATGCTGCAAACTTGATCGAAAGAAACGTTCAATTAATTGCAGATGTTGCAGTTGGTAGAATGACAGCAGCATACCCAACATTCACTGTACCAGGTGGTAATGTCAACTGCATCGATGATGTTAAAGATGTTCTAACTGCAATGATCCACAATATGAGGTTTGGTGGTAATGATGAGATTCATAGAGCAGCATCTTTCTATCTTGATGATCAAACATTGATTGCTGGTGAAGAAGAGCAGTCTATTTACGTTTATAATACTGCTCGTGATCTTGCCATTCAGGCAATGAGAAATGATGAGATTATTACTCGTACAATTACTAATGGTACCAACTCAGATGCTGGAACTCTGATTTCAGCAAATAAAGAGTTAATCGCTGATGTTGCTATTGGTAGAATGTTGGCTCAGTTCCCTTCATTTGAAATACCTGGTCAAACACAAATTCAACCTACAAATGTAACTTACAATGGTGCGAGTGGTTTATCAACAATAACATATGCAAATCATGGATTGGAAAGAAATGATATTATTAGAATCGCAGATGGTTCGATAACGTTTACATGTTCTAGTGATAACTATCAGACTGAAGTTAACTACCCACGTCCAAAAGATGATGCAATTTATCAAGAGGATATAAGAGTTCTTTCAGTAACAGATGATACCTTTACAATTCTTGCAGGCATCTCTACTCTGAGAAATCTTCAACCAACTGATGCAACTTATGACCCAGCAAGTGGTCTTTCTACTATCACTGTTGCAAATCATGGTTTAGTTGCTGGCACAAGAGTATTCATGACTGCTGGTGGATTTACATTCACATGTGGTATGGATAATCATGCTACAGAACATACTTATCCAAGAGCATCTGATGATAATTACAACACCACCGTTGGTATTGCATCTACAACAACAAATACTATTACACTACAACTTGCTGCTTCTGGACCAAATCAATACTACACACCAACTGATGTAACTTATGATCCAGCAACTGGAATTTCAGTTCTAACAATTGGTCAACATGATCTGGTAGCTGGTTTACCTATCATCATTCAAGATAATTCACTCACATTTACATGTGACATGGATGGTAACCAGACACAGAAGTCATACCCAAGACCTGCCGCAAATGGTAAAGCAGCAGACTATGCAAGTGGAAGATCAATTTCTATTGCATCAACTACTGATACCACAATTACAGTTAATGTTGGTGTTTCTAGTGATAATCAACTCTTTACACCAACTGATGCAACTTACAATCCAGCAACTGGTGATCTCGTATTAACTATTGGTTCTCATGGATTAGATATTGGTGAAGGCATTGTAATCGTAGAAGATTCTTTAGTATTCTCTTGCGATCAAGATAATTATAATACACTGCATCCTTATCCAAGAGATACTGACCCACTCGGTGGTGGAATCTCTACAAATATTACTGCAAAGACAGAAACAACAATTACTTTAAATGTCGGTAATGCTGGTTCTGCTGTTGGTGCTGCACACTCTTTTGTTAGTGCCGCAACAAATGCTATTCAACACTTACCTCAATCTGTTCATACTTTTGTTGGTGCTGCAACTTCTGCAGTTCAACACCTTCCACAAGTTGGTCACACTTTTGTAAGTGCATTATCAAATGCCCTTGTAGCAGGTGGTGATTATGAGCATAGATTTGTTGGTGCAGGTACTTCTGCAATTACAATCAATATCAACAAAGAATGTGCCGATGATATTGAAGCAGTTCTTGATGCAATTGCATTTAACTTAACCTATGGTGGTAATGATAAAGTATATGATGGTGCAAAATCATACATCGATGGGGCACATGTTGCTGGTGAAGAAACTGAGTCAATCTATGCTTTTGAACAAGCAAGAGATATGGCAATTCAAGCAATGCGTAATGAAACAATTACTATTGGTGGATACTCATTTGAAACTCAGTTTACAGATAGTTCAATATTACCAGATTCTGGCAACCCTTCTTGTGCAACTGTCGCATCTGCAATTGGTTCATTCATTGGTATTGTTACAACTGCTATTGGTCAAGGTACTCTACCCACCAGAACAGAAAATACTAATCTCTATACAGCAGAAACACAAATAATTGATAACACTGTCATTGGTGATAAATCACAGCAACCTGGAATTTATGAATATGAAAATGATTGTGCAGATATTGCATCAGCAATTGGTTCTTACATTGGCATTGTTACTACTACGATTGCAAATGTAGTTGCTTATGGTGCTACTGCACAACATGCTGCAACTAAGACCGTTGCACCAGGTTCATTGTTTAGTGTTAAGAATTTCAACATAGCAAGAGCTGGTTATTCATTCGAAAAGGGTGATGTAATTAGACCTGTTGGTTTAGTAACAGATTATAGATTAACTGAACCACTTAATGACTTCACACTGACTGTTCTTGACACATTTACCGACTCCTTTGCACTCTGGCAATTCGGTAATCTTGATTACATCGATAATATCAAACCATATCAAGACGGTAATAGACTTGCCTTCCCACTTTATTATAATAACCAGTTACTAAGTTTTGAAAGAGATCCTAATGCAGACTTTGATATGAGAAATCTTCTTCTCATCTTTGTCAATGGAATTCTACAAGAACCTGGTAAATCATATGATTTCACTGGTGGTACTCAATTTGTATTTACATCTGCACCTAAGAAAGAAGATAATATCAATATCTTCTTCTATAGAGGAACAATTGGTGCTGATAGTGAATTAATTTCTGATATTGCACAGACTCTTAAGATTGGTGATACTGTTCAAGTTGATAAAAACAATGATTTTAGTGATACTAAAAAACAAGATCCAAGAGCAATTAGTAATATTCAATTTGCTGATAGAATTGAAACAGACCTTTATTCTGGACCTGGTATTGATGAAACCAATCTAAGACCGTTACATTGGATTAAGCAAAAGACTGAAAAGGTCGTTCTTGGTCAGACTGTTCCTAAGACTAGAGATTCTATTGAAGGTCAGGTTTATCCAACTACAAAATTAATTTCTGATCTAACAACTACTAGCACTGAAATATTTGTAGAAAATGCAGAGTTGTTTAATTACAACAATGAAGTTGCTAATAAGACCTTTGATCTAATGGTTGTAAATGGTATTTCTACAACTCCTGTAGGATCTTTTGAACTTTTAGAAAATGTATCATCTGTTCAGGGATTTGCTGGTATTATTACTGGTATTACATCTACAACTGGTATTGGAACTGCTAAAGCAATTCAATTCTATCTAAGCAATTTAGAATCTGATACATTTGTAACTGCTGGTTTATCAACTGGTTATAACATGTATGTGTATGATACAAGAGTTGGTTCTGGTGTAACTACATTATATTCTTCTGGAAGTGTAGTTGGTATTGGTTCTTCTTACCTTGATTGCATCTACAATGTAACTGCATGGTCTGGTGTTGTTGGTGATGATAATGTTGGTCTTGTTACTTGTAATGTACACCCAAATACTGATCTTACCAATATTACTGCATCTGGAACTGAAATTGAACCTGTAGGTAAATTTACTTGGGGTAGACTTAGTGGATTTACCAGAAGTACAAACCCAATTGAATTAAACGTTTCAGAAAAAGTTGGAGATGTTGGTCTTAGCACTTATCCAACAATTCAAAGAAGAGGTTTGGGTCTAAAACTCGTTTATGATACAGGTGCTCTACCAAACCGTCTAGTATAACCTTATAAATACATAAAAAAACTATTAGAATGGCATCCATAATAACAGATCAATTTAGAATATTCAATGCGGGGAATTTTGTAGATTCTGTTAATACCAATTCTTACTATGTCTTCTTGGGTTTAGCAAATCCTAATGATGGTGGTTTTGGGAGAACTAGTGGTTTAGTGGGAACACAAACTACATGGGACTCTAACCCACCATCACCTGTTGATAACTTACAATATCTTTCTCACTATAAAGATAGTCTTCTTTTTGGTAAAAAGATTATTACTTCTAATGTAAGAAGGGTTGTAAGGAAGGTAAATTGGGTATCTAACACAAGATACGACATGTATCGTCATGATTACAGTCCAACAAATTTAACTCCAAACTCAAATTTACCTAGATTATATGACTCTGATTTCTATGTAATGAATAGTAACTTTAGAGTTTATGTTTGTGTTGATAATGGTTCTTCTGGAACTAATACTTTAGGTAATAAATCACAAGATGAACCAACATTCATTGATGCAGAACCATCAGCTGCTGGTTCTAGTAATGATGGTTATGTTTGGAAATATTTGTTTACTGTCTCCCCGTCTGATATTATTAAATTTGACTCTACTGAGTATATCATTTTACCAAATAATTGGTCAACTGATACCGATAGTGAAATTCAAAGAATTAGAAATGCAGGAAACTCTGAGATAGAAGAGAATCAGATTAAGAAGATTTATATTGACACTGAAGGTGATGGATATGTCAATGGTGAATATACTGTAAAAATAAATGGTGATGGTGCAGGTGCAACTGCTTTGATTACTGTAGAAAATAGTTCAATTAAATCTGCAGTAGTAACTGCAGGTGGTAAAGGATATACTTACGGTATTGTTGATTTGGGACCACTGAGAACTGGCACACTGTCTCAGAATGCTAAGTTGATTCCTATCATTCCACCATCTAATGGACATGGTTATGATATTTACAAGGAATTAGGTGCAGATAGAGTTTTAATTTATGCTAGATTTGATGATTCTACCAAAGATTTGCCAATTGACACTAAATTCTCACAAGTAGGTATTCTCAAGAATCCAACTTATACTTCATCTAGTACTGTTTTTGATGAAAATGCTTTCTCTGGTTTGAGTTCAATCAAACTTTCATCAATACCAGGAAGACCTACTATTGGTGAAAAAATTACTCAATTGACAACAGATGGAAATACTGCAACTGGATATGTTGCATCTTACGATGAAGATACTAAAGTTCTGAAATACTTTAGAGATAGATCTTTATATTTCCCAAATAGAACAGATGAAACAGATGACTCTGATGTAAGTGATGTTTCTGTGATTTATGATTTTGAATCAATTGCAAATAATATTCAATTTGTAACTTCTGGTTTCAACGCACCTATCGATACCACATTTAGTGACAACAAAGTTACTGTAGGGAATAAAGTTATTAACCTTGGTGTTTTGTTCCAAAATGGTCTTTCTTCATCAGAGATAAATAAAAAGTCTGGTGATGTAATCTATATTGATAATAGACCCCTGGTTACAAGAAATCTAAGACAAAAAGAAGACGTTAAAATTATCCTGGAATTCTAATGGCACAAAAAACAAATTTAAATATAAGCCCATATTACGATGATTTTGATGCGGATAAAAACTTATATAAGATTTTATTCAATCCAGGGAGACCAGTTCAGGCTAGAGAATTAACGTCAATTCAGTCTTTACTGCAGAATCAAATTGAAAATTTTGGTAGTCATCTATTCAAAGAAGGTTCTGTAGTTGTTCCTGGTAGCATCACATATGATGGTCAGTTTTACGCAGTTAAGTTAAATCAAACTAACTCTGGTACAGATGTGTCACTGTACTTGGATAGTTTAGTTGGTAAAAAAGTTACTGGTCAGACATCAGGTGTTACTGCTAGAGTTCAATCTGTAGTACATCCAAATGGTACTTCTGTACTAGACCCCACAATCTATGTAAAATATCTAGATTCTGACAACGATTTTAATTTTACACAATTTGCTGATGGTGAACAAATCACCGCAAACGAAAATATCACTTATGGTGGTTCAACAATAGGTGCAGGAACACCTGTTGCGTCATGTATTTCATTTAATGCAACTGCTATTGGTGCTGCAGTTTTTCTCAGCGAAGGAATCTTCTTCGTAAGAGGTTTCTTTGTTAATGTTCCTAAGCAAACTTTAATTGTAGATTATTACACCAACACTCCATCTTATAGAGTTGGTCTAACTATTGAAGAAAATATATTAACATCAAAAGATGATAATAGTCTTTATGATAATGCAAAGGGTTATGAAAATTATGCTGCTCCAGGTGCAGATAGACTTCAAATTACTTTAACATTAGATAAAAAACTACCTACAGACTTAGAAGATAGTAACTTTATTGAACTTCTGAGACTTGATGGTGGTAAAATTAAGAAAATTGAGAATAAATCAACAAATTCGGTATTAAGAGATTATCTTGCAAAAAGAACTTATGAAGAATCTGGTGATTATGCAGTAGATCCATTCACTCCATCTATTCACAATTCTTTAAATGATAGATTGGGTAATAATGGTCTTTTCTTCAGTGATGAAACTACTACTGATAATAACACTCCATCAGATGATTTGATGTGTGTAAAACTTTCCCCAGGAAAGGCATATGTGAGAGGTTATGATATAGAAAAAGTTTCTACAACTATTCTAGACGTAGAAAAACCCAGAGATACTAATACAGAAACTAATGTTGGTATTTCTTTTGAGATGGGTAATCTCATAAGAGTTAATAATGTTGGTGGTATTCCTCAGCAGAAGGGTGAGATCGATCTTTTTGAAGATTTAGGTTCTAGTGGAACTTCTATTGGCAAGGCAAGAGTATATGCTTTTAATCTAACAGATGCACCATATGCAGATGATACAACCCTTTGGGATATGTATCTATATGATATTCAAACAAATACAAAGTTAACTCTAAATCAGGCAGTAAGCACTGCAGAAATTCCTGCTTCTTCTTATATCAAGGGTAAGAATAGTGGTGCAACTGGGTATACAGTTGCTGATGGTGGTGGTTCAACTGATATCAGTGTAAGAGAAACTTCTGGCACTTTTATGGTTGGTGAAGCAATTCAAGTTAATGGTATTGACTTCCCAAGAACAATTATTGCATCTAGAGTTTATAATACTCAGAGTATCAAATCATTCAAACAAGATGATTTTGCTAACACTGGTATTGCAACATTTACTGCAGATGCAACTTTAGATAGATTTAGATTTATTGGTGGAATTGAGCAAGTAGAAATTTCTGCACCATCAAATGGTAAGTGTACTGTAACAGCACCAGGAAGACAATTTAATGTCAGAGTTGGCACTGTAGTTAGGTATCAAGAAGCTGGTGAAGCTACAGAAACTTATAGTAAGATTGCAGAAGTAGCAGATGATAATGCTTCTTTTAAAATTGAAGCACTTGGTCAAAGTGTAACGGGTGTTTATAAAGGTAGTCTACCTAGCAGTTCGTTACAAGCAAATATGTTCCCAACTGCTACCAGAATTAGAGGTACTAGTGATGGGTATCTTTATAGTATGGTACCACATCAAAACATTGCAGATGTAAGTCTGTCTAATTCTACACTAACAATAAGTGTACAATTGACGGGTCAAACTATTACAAATAATAGTATTACTTTAAGTGCAGCAACAGTTGCATCTGAAATTGATGTAGAATCTGCATTTTTCGATTCTTTCGATCAAGAAAGATATTCTATTGTTTATGCTAATGGTACTATTGCTACGTTATCCCCAGACACCGTACAAATTAGTAATGAAACCTTAACCATTACTAATCTTGCTAATGGCACTGCAACTATTAATGTAACTCTTGTTAAAAACGGTGTTAAGAATAAGATTAAAAATTACATCAGAAGTGAAAGATTAGATGTAACTAAATCAATGTTCAAGCAGTCGGGTACCGCCGCAAACACATCTGTTGGTGATGGTCTCACATTTAACAAATACTATGGTTTGAGAGTTCAGGATGAAGAAATTTCACTGAACAAACCAGATGTTGTTAAAATTATGGGTATCTTTGAATCTTTCAATTCAAGTACTCCCGTTCTAGATAGATTACTCTTTACATCTACAGATAACGTTAGTGTTAACTCTATTAAGGGTGAAAACATTATTGGTAGAGAATCCAAAGCCGTTGCAAGAGTTGTTGAAAGACTTTCAAACCCATCTAATACATTAGAAATCGTATATCTGACTAACGATAGATTTAATGTTGGTGAAGCAGTTGATTTTGAAGAATCTAACCTAGTTACAAAAATTGAAGCAATTACTCTAGGTAAGTATAAAGATATTACTAATGATTTTGATTTAGATAAAGGTCAAAAGGATCAATATTATGATTTCTCTAGGTTGATTAGAAATAAAAATGCATCTGTACCTAGTAGACCAATTACAGTAATCTATGATCATTATGATGTATCATCAGATGATAATGGTGATGTATTTACCGTATTGAGTTATGACAAAGATAGATTCACAAATGATGTACCAATGACAAATTCTGGTATCAGAGCATCTGATACTTTAGATTTTAGACCAAGAGTATTACCATTTACCGCAACTAATAAATCTCCCTTTGAATTTTCAGCTAGAGATTTTGGAACTAATCCAAGAATTGTATTGACACCTAATGAATCATTTACAATTTCTTATGATTATTATCTCCCAAGAATTGATAGATTATATCTAAGTAAAATTGGTGAGTTTGTTTTAGAAAAGGGCATCTCCGCATCTAATCCAAAAGCACCAACTAAGAGTGATGCAATGATGGAGATTGCAACTATACAGTTGCCACCATATCTTTATAATCCTCAAGACGCTATTATCGATCTTAGGGATAATAGAAGATATACAATGAGAGATATTGGTTATCTTGATAATAGAATTGAAAATCTAGAAAGAGTCACATCATTATCTTTCCTTGAAGTTCAAACCCAGACTCTACAAGTACAAGATGCTGATGGTAAAAATAGATTTAAGAGTGGTTTCTTTGTTGATGATTTTAGAAACAATTCTTTGATGAATGGTGGTTTATCTACTGTTCAGGTTAATCCAACAGCACGTGAAATGATTCCTATGATTACTAGGAATTCTATTAAAAACAAAATTATATCTGCAGATGATATTGCAGATGAAACATTAGATTATCAATTTGATTTTGAACTTCTGGATTCAAAAGTTCAGAAAACTGGTAATGCAGTTACATTAAAATATGAAGAACAAGACTGGATTCAGCAGTTATATGCTACTGGAGTCGAGAATGTTAACCCATTCAACGTTGTTATATACACTGGTATTATTCAACTTAACCCAGCAGTTGATACCTGGGTAAGGACAATTCAACTTCCAGATAGAAATGTTAATATCACTAACAACTCATCTAGAACTATCACTAGAGACCTTTCTATTGATCTGAGACAAACTATTCAAAACCCAGTTGTTAGACAAACTACCTCTACAAGTGTAAGACGTGTTCCAAATCCATCTAGAAGAGGAACTAGAGCAACAATTGGTAGTAGGACATCTACATCTACTGATACACAATCTTTTAGAGCATCTAGTAGATCTACAAACACAACATTCGACACTATTACCAATACTGATATTTCAATAAGAAATGTTTTGGTTGCTTCTGGTGATGAATCTTTCATGAGATCTAGAAACACCGAATTTACCGTTTCTAACCTTAAACCATCTACACAATATTATCAATTCTTAGATGATAATAGTGCAGTTGACTTTACACCAAAACTTATCGAAGTTGCAACTGATAATAGTCTTGCATCTAATGGAACAAGTGGTATTTTTAGAACAGGTGAAACTGTTATTGGTTCTGTAAATGGTAGAAACTTAATCACCTTTAGATTAGCAACACCAGATCATAAGTTTGGTCCTTTTAATGCACCTACTACCAAATTCAATATCAATCCATATATTAAGACAGAAACACTTCTCTCTTCTTATAGTAACACTACAAAAGTTTTGAATATTGATACAAATTCACTTTGCGAAGAAGCTCAGGGTAGATTTAATGGTTACCTCACTAAAGGTATGCTTTTAGTTGGTCAAACTAGTGGTGCAATTGCATATGTAAAAGATCTCAGACTTATTTCTGATAATTATGGTGATCTTATTGGTACATTCTTCTTAAGAGAACCAAATACAGTTCCAGTACCAACAGTTAGAATTCCAACTGGTACTAAGACTTTTAAATTAACTTCAAGTAAAACAAATGAACATGCTACACCTGGTAGCAATAAAATTTCTTTTGCTGAAGTTGGTTATACTTCAGACGGAACTCTCAATCAGTGGGAGAATGAAATTACCACGATTACTAGCAATCTTACTACCCAAACTGTTACAAATTTGAATGCAAATTTAACAACCAATCTTGTAACAACGACTAGAAACACCCAAAACACAGTTGCAGAATTCTTTGATCCACTAGCACAATCATTTACTGTTGGTGGAACAGTTGAAGCACCTGCTCAAAACGATAGTATTGATGATATCAATGGTGCATTCTTAACTTCTGTTGGTTTATTCTTCAAGTCTAAAGATAATGGTACAGCACCATTGAGAATTGAAATTAGAACAGTTGAATTAGGTACACCTACTAGAATTGTTCTTGGTAAGGCAGTTACTCTCAGACCAGAACAAGTATTAATTTCAGATGATGGTGAGACAGAAACTAAGGTAACTTTCCCAGAACCAATTTATTTGGCACCTGGCACTGAATATTGTGTTGTTATTATTTCTGCTCACTCTGATGAGTATGAAATGTTCATCGCAACCATGGGTGAACCAAGTGTCAAGACTCAATCTCTACCGTCTACAGAATCTGTCATTTATTCTAGACAGTTTGCGATGGGTTCGTTGTTTAAATCACAAAACGGATCTATTTGGACAGCAAATCAATATCAAGATCTTAAGTTCAAACTCTATAAAGCAAAATTTGTAGAATCTACTGGTACTGCATTCTTTACAACACCAACTCTTAATGAGAGCAATGGTTATGTTGCACCTCTACCTTCAAATCCAATCACAACATTACCCAAGACAGCAACTCTCGGTATAACAACTTCTACTACTCTAGATTCTATTATGGAAGATGGTAGAAAGATTGCAGGTTCTCTTCCAAATACACATGCTTTTGTTGTTGGTAGAGGTTCGCAAGTGGGAACAACAACCGTTACTAGTGCTGGTGAAAACTTCCCCACAGGAGCAACTCTAGCAAACTTACCAACAACTAATATTGTTGGCAAGGGTTCTGGTTTGAAAGTTACCATTGTTACTAATGGTTCTGGTGCGATCACTCAAGTATCTGCAATCACTGAAAGTGGTACTGGTTATGAAGTTGGTGATGTTGTTGGTATTACTACTGCACAAGGTAGAAATGCCGAAATTTCTGTTACTGCAATTAACGGTATCGATACTTTATATCTCTCTGGTGTTCAGGGAGAGGCAAATGCATTCTCGGTGGGTGCAGGTGTAAGTTTCTTCCCAGATGATGCTGCAGATCCAATTGTTTCACTTGGTAGCACAGTTATTACTAAGTTTGTTCCAGATGGTGGTGTAAATTCAGGCAACTTTATCAAGTTAGATCATTTTGATCATGGTATGTATTCTGGTATCGATAAAGTTTCAATTGGCAATGTTTCTTCAAGTTACGCACCAACAACATTAAGTGCATCGATGGATGTAAATGAAAATACTACAATTAATGTTGCTAACACTGAAAACTTTACAACATTCGAAGGTAGACCAGTTGGTGCAGCAAATACTGGTTATGTAAAAATTGGAGAAGAAATTATTGGTTATACTGCAGTTGCAAATGGTTCTCTCACAGTATCTACAAATAATGGTAGAGGAGTTGATTCAACATTGATAACACTTCACGATCAAGGTAGTCTTGTTAATAAGTATGAATTGAATGGTGTTTCTCTGAGAAGAATTAACAAAACTCATGATATTCATTCTTCAGATATTGAAATCGATTCATATTACATTGAAATTGATAGGCAAGAAGGTGGTCCAGACAGAAGAACTGATAATTCTTTGACAAATGCACCACAAATGTCTTTTGTTGATGAAGGTTCGTATGGTGGCAATACATCGACTGCCAGTGAAAATATTAATTATAGTAGTGTCATTCCTACTTATGATCTGTTAACACCAGGAACACAAACATCTGTAAATGCTTTTATTAGAACTATTAGTGGTACTAGCCCTGGTGGTTCTGAGACACCTTTTGTTGAGCAGGTTTCTGAACCAGTACAATTAAATGCACTTAATAGATTGAGTTCATTGAGATTAGTTGCATCTGAAGTTAATGAACAAAATCAACCAGGTTTGACCAATTTATTCAGAAATAAGTCTTTCCAGACAGGAATTACGTTCTCAACTTCAAATACAAATCTGTCACCAGTTGTTTATCTCGATAATGCTATTACTGAGTTTAGATCTAATAGATTAAATAGACCCATTAGTGATTATGTAACAGATCCTAGAGTTAATGAAATTCTTAATGATCCACATGCTGCAGTTTACGTATCAAACACCGTAAATCTTGCACAACCTGCAGATACCCTAAAGGTTATTTTCAGTGCTTATAGAGATGCAAGTGCAGACTTTAGAGTTCTTTATAGTTTGATTAGAGCAGATTCTTCTGAAGTTGCACAACAGTTTGAATTGTTCCCAGGATTTGATAATGTTAAAGTTGTTAATGATGAAGGATTTGCAGTTTTAGATCAATCTAAAAATAGTGGTAGACCAGATGTGTATGTACCACCAAGTCTAAATCAAGAATTCTCTGAATATACATTTACTGCAGAAAATCTAGATTTATTCATTGGTTATACAATTAAAATTGTTATGTCTGGTACTGACCAATCTAAACCACCAAGAATTAGGGAGTTTAGAACACTTGCAGTGAGGTAACAAAATGATTAAAGTGGAAGGGTATCAAAATTTATATCGTGATGAAGAAAGTGGTGCTATTATTAATTGTGATTCATTAGCATATGATCAATATGTCAATTCTGTTGTCCAAAGAGACATTCAGAAAAGAGAACTTGATCAAATGAAAAATGACATTGATGAAATCAAATCCCTACTTAAGGAGTTTTTAAATGGACCCAAATGAAATTAAACTCGATAATTTGAATAAGAGTTTTCAATATCAAAAACTTTCTAGAGAGTTAGATGAATGTGATTCTATTTCAACCATGAGAGATATTGCAAAAAGTTACCTTAAGTTGTATTTAAAACAGCAAGAGGTATTGACTGTAATAGACAATATATAAGGTCCCTAAATAGTTAAAACAATAGAATATCCAGATGTCTGCTGTTTATGTTAACAATTTAATTATTAATACAGGAACAGACTTTGATCAGATTTTTACCTTAGCTAGTAGTTCTGGTAATAGTGCGTTAGATTTGACTGGTTACACCGGTGTGGCTAAGTTGTCGAAGCATCCTTATAGTGTAAATAAAGTTGATTTTGGGGTAAATTTCGTAGTACCTACAGAAGGCATACTTGAGATCAGTTTGACACAAGCACAGACTGCAGCACTGAAAGAAGGTAGGTATGTCTACGATGTGGTATTAGACGATGGTTCCAAAAAAACTAAGGTCGTTGAAGGAATGGTATTCGTCAGAAAAGGAGTAACTTACTGATGCCTAGAATACCCGTAAGGATAGGACAAGAAAATAGAGTAAAAGTTATAACCGCATTTGGTTCACCAGATATTCCATATCTTGCGGTTAATGCTACTAATGTTGTTGGTGGTGCAGTAAGTACTACTGATTTAGATGTTACTGGTCCTGCCAATTTTACTGGCATATCATCATTTACCGATATTGTTATACATCAAGATTTAGAAGTAGTAGGTGCTTCTAATTTTATTGGTACAGCAACATTTTATGGTGGAACAATTGGTATTGGTAACTCTAATACCGATAATGTTCAGTTTTCAGCAGATGTAAATTCAAACTTTATTCCTAATTTTGATGATACGTACCTTCTTGGTACAGCAGAGCAAAGATGGAAACAACTTCATGTTGCCAATCTTTCATTAACAGGAATTACAACACTTCAAGCAGGTGTTGGTAAAACTTATGGTATTGCATTCTTTGGACCAAATTCTGAGATTGTTTCAACTGCAACACCATCAATAGGAATTCAAACTACTAATTTATTATTAACAGTTGATGAAAATAATGTTCCTGTTTGGACTGATAGCATCGATGGAGGTTTCTACTGATGGCAAAACCAACTACAAGACAAGAGTTAATTGATTATTGTTTAAGACAACTTGGTGAACCAGTTCTAGAAATCAACGTTGCAGAAGAGCAAATTGACGATCTAGTTGACGATACCCTTCAATATTTTAATGAAAGGCATTTTGATGGTGTGGAAAAAATGTACTTGAAGTACAAAATCACACAAGATGATATTGATAGAGGTAGAGCAAAAGGAACTGATGGTGTTGGGATTGTAACCACCACAGCAAATTCTGGTATAGGTACACACAAGTTCTACGAAACTTCAAACTACATTCAAGTTCCAGATTCTGTTATTGGTATTGACAAAATTTTTAAATTTGATACCAGTTCAGTATCAGGTGGTATGTTTAGTATTAAATACCAATTGTTCTTGAATGATATGTACTATTTCAATTCTGTAGAATTGATACAGTATGCAATGGTTAAATCGTACCTGGAAGATATCGATCATCTTCTTACAACTGATAAGCAAGTAAGATTTAATAAGAGACAAAATAGATTATATTTAGATATTGATTGGAACGCAGAAAAAGCAGATAATTGGCTTGTGTTGGAGTGCTATAGAGCATTGGATCCAACATCATTTACTAAAGTTTATAATGATAGTTTCGTTAAAAAATATTTAACTGCATTAATTAAAAAGCAGTGGGGTCAAAATCTAATTAAGTTCCAAGGTGTAAGACTGCCAGGTGGTATTGAATTAAATGGCAGACAAATTTATGATGATGCTTTGAGAGATTTGGAAGAGATAAAGGAAAAGATGACGACCGAATATGAATTACCACCGATGGATCTTATAGGTTAATATTATGGCACTTAATCCATTCTTTCTAAATGGTTCTTCTACAGAGCAGAGCCTAATACAAGATCTTATCAATGAACAATTGAAGATCTATGGGGTAGACATAATGTATATCCCTAGAAAGATTCTGAGAAGTGATAATGTTCTAGGTGAAATACAATCTTCAAAGTTTGACGATAACTTTGTTCTTGAGGCATATATCAATAACTATGATGGTTATGCTGGTGCTGGTGATTTGATGACAAAGTTTGGTGTTGCTTTAAAAGATGAAGTCACACTGACTATATCACAAGAAAGATTTGAAGAATTTATTGCACCTATTCTAACATCTATTTACAATCCAAATCTAATTTATAATGATCCAAATGAAGTTGAGTTGGTTACAAGACCAAGAGAAGGTGACTTAGTATATTTTCCTCTTGGTCAAAGACTATTTGAAGTAAAGTTTGTTGAGCATGAGAAACCCTTCTATCAGTTGGGTAAGACGTATGTTTATGAATTACAATGCGAACTCTTTGAATATGAAGATGAACTTATTGATACTACAGTATCTGAAGTTGATGAACTTATTAAAGATGTCACTTCAACAATAACTCTATTGCAATACAATGATGGTCAACAATCGGTTGTCCGTGTTGATAAAATGTCACAACCAGGTTATGTTCAAGAAATTTTCTTAAATGAAGATGGTAGAAACTACACTTCAGTTCCTACTGTCAATATTCAACCATCTCCAGTAGGTTTAAATACGGCAAATGCAACTGCTGTTGCAATTACAACCTCTGTAGGTGATGGATATGCAGTTAGTGACATTTTGATCACAAATACTGGTTGGGGATATACAGAACCACCAATAATCTCATTCTCTGGTGGAGGTGGTGTTGGTGCAGCAGCAACAGCAATGATCAATACCTCTGGAACTCATGGTATTGGTGCAATAAGAGTTTATAATCCTGGTGTTGGATATTTTGATGAACCTGTTGTTGGAGTTACACCACCACCTGTTGGAGTTGGTTCAGATACAGCAACAATTGTCGCAAATCAACTAGATGCTTCTATAGGAAGTCTAACGTTTGGAATTAAGAATGCTGGTAGAGGTTATTTCTTCCCAGACTCTGCAACTGTTGGTGATCATCCTGTTATTACCGTACCAGAACCTCTGGTTGCAGCAAATGCAGGAATAGGCACTTTCCAAGATAATGAAGAAATTACAGGTCAAACTAGTGGTAGTACAGCTAGGGTTAGAAATTGGAACATAAATAGTAGACAATTGCTAGTTGCTCAAGTAACTGGTGACTTCATTGCTGGTGAAACTATCGTCGGTACTGCATCTAGTGCAAGATGGACGGTTAAGAGTTACACAGATATGATTACTGAAGATCCTTTTGATCAAAGTGATGAATTTGAAAATGAAGGAATAGACATCTTAGACTTCACTGAAGATAATCCGTTTGGGAACTTTTAATGTTAGGAACATACTACTATCACGAGATACTTAGAAAAACCATCATTGGTTTTGGTACTCTTTTTAATAATATCGAAATTCAACATAAAGATGATAATAATGGGGTTGTAAGTACTCTGAAAGTTCCTCTTAACTATGGTCCTGCACAGAAATTTTTGGCAAGGATTACACAACAAAAAGATCTGAATAGACCATATGCAATAACTTTGCCTAGGATGTCATTTGAGCATAATAGTATTCAATATGACCCTACTAGAAAATCAAGTATTACTCAAACTTTTAGAGCAGCAGACAGTGGTGGGAATGTAAAAAAGGTATTCATGCCTGTTCCTTATAATATTGGTTTCGAACTCAATATTTTGTCAAAGTTAAATGATGATGCTTTACAGATTGTTGAACAAATTTTACCATATTTTCAACCATCTTTTAATATTACAGTAGATTTAATAGATTCTATCGGTGAGAAAAGAGATATACCAATTATTTTAGATAGTATTAATTTTCAAGATGATTATGAAGGTGATTTCACAACTAGAAGATCCTTGATATATACCTTACAGTTTACTGCAAAAGTATATCTATTCGGTCCTATTGCCGAGAGTCCAGAAGGTCTCATCAAGAAAGTTCAAGTTGATATGGCTGCAGATTCTAAGAGAACAGCACCTAGAGAAGTGAGATATACAGCAACACCAAAAGCAAAACAGGATTATAACAATGATGGTGTTGTTAATGCACTTGACGATCCATTTGTAAATGCAGATGATGATTTTGGATTCAACGAATCTTGGCAACAATTTGAAGACAATAAAAATTATAGTCCTACCAGACAAACTGACGTATAAATCTTATGGCAAATTATGATTCTATTGATGATGCCCTGAATACTGATAGTAGTATTGTAGAGGTAGAATCTGCTGAGGTTGTAAAACCCAAACCAGCAGAAAAAGATGATGTAAAAAAAGACTATGAATATACTCGTGCAAATTTATATTCTTTGATAGAAAAAGGTCAAGAAGCAATCAATGGGATAATGGAACTTGCTGGTGAAAGTGCAAGTCCAAGAGCATATGAAGTTGCTGGTCAGTTAATTAAGAGTGTTGCTGATACAACAGATAAATTAGCAGATTTGCAAAAGAAATTAAAAGATCTAGAAGAAGATAATGGCAAAAAAGGTCCAACAAATGTCACAAACAACGCAATGTTTGTTGGTAGTACAGCAGATCTACAAAAAATGCTGAAACAGGGTTTCCTAAATAATAAGGATAACGATTAACTACTTGCTATGAGGGACGGTAAGTCTGCTAAGGATAAGGGGTATTCACTCCGTGATTGGTTTAAAGGTGGTGGATGGAAACAAACTGGTGGTAAGTATGATGGAAAACCCTGTGCTAAGCAACCAGGTCAAAAGA